ATACCTGCCCACCGATCAGGTTGATCGGCTTTAGGCCGTAGGGGGCCGAGACGACGGGATAAGCCATAAAAGACTCCTATAAAATTTAAGTACCTTTGCCAAAACTAGACGAAGACTTACGCTCTTGGAAGAGCGGCATCCGCGCATCGCTTTGACGCATGAAACTATTGTCTACAGCATCTGTCTGAGATTGAGTGACTCTGGCAAAATGGGTGTTTCGCTGGTCTACAAACTCAGAAGGTGTTTTGCAAAGCAATAGCCCACCAACCTCAATGTTGTCTTTAAAACGACTATCGGGATCGGCTAACAGTCTAAATTTTGGTTGTTCTTCAACGGAAACTGGCTCCCAACCTTCTCGGAATTTGGCCGATAAGTTACGTGGGTCAGCTTTATTCAGCGTTGAAACACGAATCCAGCGGTAGTTGTATCCGGGCTGTTTGTCTGGCTCGGGTAACAGTTCAGGTTGCATCCACTGCTTGGGACGCTCTTGTACCGCACGTGTTGTTAACTCGCGTGTGAGTTTGTTATCTTTTACATCAACCATTTTGGGCCTCTAATTTTAAAACTTCCTTCACATATTGTTCAGGAGTCAAACCAAATTTCTTGGCTAGGTTTACTTGGCTTTGCTTTAGCCTGACCTTAGTGGGGGCCGTGCTACGAACTGCCGAAGCGACTACAGTACCAAGCCTTGTGCGGCTTTGCCTATTGTCTTCTTGGTCTTCAAATTTCTCTGAAAACCGTTTGCGCATTGTATTGTCCAATTCGCGGTAATACTCATCAGAACCAATTTCTACCCCATTGTCTTTTAGGTCTTCGTGTAAACCAAGAGCAAAGGCCGTCATACTCCGATCTTGTCCAAACCAGCTATTGCGCTTTTGCCACGATACAGCTTTATTGTCCGGTTCAGGTACATACGGTGCAGGTTGATACTGTTGTTGTGGTTGTACACGAGTTTCTTCCTCTTGTAAAGAGGGCATACGAAAGTTTTTTACCTGCATCATTTTGAGGTTGGCAATCTGCAAGGCTTGCTGGGCTTCCAGCACCTTGTCAGAATCACCTGCCTCATAGGCTTCCTTATATGCGCGTTGGGCTATCCGCAACTCCATATCAGCATTGCTCTGAATGGTAGTGACATATTCCCTTTCGCCGGTGGAAAGAATACCTTTGATGCGCTTATTCTCTTCAAACAAGCGTTGTGCCAAATTTACTGCTTCGTGTTGTTCACGTACAGCAGACTCTTTTTCACGACGCTCATCGTGCCAAACCTTACGCATTTGCTTGAGTTTGGTCTTTACATTGTCATCGTACTGGTCTAGCTCATCCCTCTCCAACTCCTCAACCAGAGGCTTGGGTAGGGGTTGACGGCCACGATCTTCAGCGGGTGTATCGTCTTCGATCTCGATTTCAATTTCGGGTTTACCCTTACTTTCAATTTCGTCTGGAAACTTAAATTCTGTGTCTTCTAAAGGCATTTTGTGCTCCTTTACTTACGTTTAATACCACGGGGGTCGTCTACAACGGCCTCAACAGTATCGTCATTAATGATGCGAAACTCACGGCCATGTATGACCAAGCGAGAACCTGAATGTGGGCGAACAAGGATAAAATCGCCTTGTTTACACCACGGCCCGTTAGGGAACTTAGATGGGTCTTGATAGCAGTCTGGCCCCATATCAACAACAAACAAAACAGTTGTGAGTGTTTCCTCGTTGCGCATGGTTTCATCGGCTTTAATCAAACCTACTTCACTGTCCTCAAATTCTTTCTCCGCCTCTGGGATGGCACAAAGAATTCGATAGCCCGCTGGGCGGGGCAGTTGTTTACCTTTTTCCTCTGCGGTTGCAGCAAAGTTATAGGCTCCCACGACTTGTGGGTTGTTGGCGTCTGTAGCCAACAGGATGGAACTAGTCATCCGAGTTCTCCAATCGTTGTTTCAGGTCTAGGGTGTATCCCCGCATAATGAGTAGACCACGAACCTCACCACACAGTTTCTTGTAATCTTCAAAAGACTCTGCCTTTCCTTCGGCTAAAAAATCTTTGAGTTGACCAATCTTCTCATCCGCTTGTTGGATGAGAATCTCAAATGCGTTCATTTATTCACCTTTATTGGGTTGACGACTCTGCTGTTGCCTCGTCTGAATGCGCTCCTGCATAACACGCAGTTGCTCTTCATGACTCTTATTAGAGAGTTGTTTGAGGACATCTACACCCATGTCCATCATATGGCGCTGTTTGTCATTCCCCATTTGAACAACGGTCTTCATTGCATCAATCTTGATGCGCTTGTCATCGGTAGTCTGTTGCGTCTGGATACGGTCACGCTCGATCTGCAACTGCGCTGCTTTAATAGCGTTATCAGCCTGATCTTTAGCGGCTTTACGCTGATTCTCTTGTGCTTGCAACTGCAACTCTTGCATCTGCATTTGAATCAACGGGTCTTGCGCTTGCTGTTGTTGTTGAGCCTGCTGTGCTTCCTGCTTGTTCTTTTGGAGCAACTGCTGTGCGGCCTGCGCCAACATCGGAGCCAACCGAGCTTCCACTTCTGGGGACATTTGAACTTCCTCGCCAGACTCGTCAGTCTGCGGCGGCAACGACATACCAAGCGTTTGTTCAATCTGCTTGCGGTACTCAAAGCCCAAGTGCTCATTAATGTGCGCCATCATGGCTGACTGCATCTGCTGCGCCATCGGATTTTGCTGCAAGAGCGCTTGAATTTTGGGGTCCTGCATCGCGGACATGTGCACAACAATGTGAGCCTGATGATCTTGCGCAAGAAACGCTTTGACCGGCTTACCCTTGAGCATGTTCTGGTTCTCTGACACAGGATCAGTGGGCTTCTGGTCATTGTCCATTGGCACCAGCTTATTGGCGTCCTTGATACCCAGCACCTCTAGCATCTGGCGGTGTAAGAGTGGCAAGTTATAAAGTTGAGGCGCACCTTGAGCCAACTGCAACACGGCTTGGTACTGCACAATCTTCTGCGCCATTGTTGACGCATTAGGATCGCTGACTGGAATTACATCCACATCATCATAGTCAGACTTCTTGGCCTTACGTGAGCCTTCATTTGGCTGGTAGTCGTAGTCTTCAGGTGTGTACTCAGCAATGATGTGCTTTAAGAGACCTAACTCCTGCTTCATAGAGTAGTGAACACGCGCCTGAATAGCACTCATGTTCTTAAGCGTTCTCTCTAAGATCGCCAAGGTAGTACCTACAGGTGCTTGCGCACTCATGTCACTGAGAGTTAAGTCAGCCGTGTTGGCAAACCGTCTGCCTTCATCTACGATCTGACCGAGCAATACCATCAGTGTTTGGCTTGGCTCTTTGTATGGCAGGGGTAGTAAGTTATCTTTCAACGTACCACTTGCTACATCTGCATCTCGCCACTCACCCGGAGCAATTGGTGTATCGTCTCCCTTTACACGCATGCCGCGAGTCTTAAAACCGCCGGGCAAGTTACTTAGCGTACCAGCATCAACAAGCTGACGAATAAGAGAAGTGCCTGACTTAGCAAAAGCCCCAATGAGGTGGATGAGGCCAAAACAGTAAAAGCCAAATCCCGGAACGTAACCATAATGGACAAAGTGTTGTCGTTTTGTATGGGTCTTATCATCAGGCTCCCAGTTACGGCGGATAGCCAGCACGTTGCTGGTTCCCTTCTCAATAGTAACTACATAAGGTAAGGCAATCCCAGTATTTTTGCCCTTCTTGTCCTTATGCTCATAGCCTTCTAAATCAAGGTCTACGTTCATCTCCAAAAGTTTGAAGCGGTTATCAGCAGTGGCTCTAAAGCCCATCTTCTCTGCGATTTTCTTTTCAACTTCATCGAGCACGTTATCAGGTGTGCCCAAGTCCACATCACAATAGAACCCAGCAACCTGCAACTTACGCAACTCGTTCTCGGTTTTACGCATCACATGAGTAATACGCGGTGAAGACTCTAAGTTACTCGCACCGTAAGGCACAACAATATCTTCCGCAGGAACAAAGAATGACACTTGCCGATCAAGCGAAGGATCAAAGTACACCTTCTTAAACGCATTACCAGACAGACCCAAGCCCCACAACATGCGCTCGTGTTCTGGCCTGTACTCTTTCATCACGTCCGTTAACTGGTAGTTCATGTCGTCTGCTACGCGCTGGGCAGACTCTTTCTTGGCTGGAGTTTCTTTACCAATAATCTGGGTCTTAACTGGCCCAGCGGCTGGAAACGTAGCCATCATTGTTTCACTCTGAAACTTCACCAGAGCTTCAGACAACATTGGGTGAAACACACCACACGCGCCCTCCCATGGCTCCGTGCGTTCTTCAATTTTCATACCCAGAAGTTCTAGGCCATCAACGTAAGTCTGCATCCAATCCTTGCGACTAGATACATCCTCGTCATAATCGCTGATCAACTCTTCTGCAAGACTTTGCAAAACATCTTCGCCAATAAATTCAGCCAAGTTAGCGTTGAAGTCATCTTCAGACCCACCGTCTGGGACAATCTCGATCTCCATACCCCCTATACCAATGGTGACGGCTTCAGGGTCTTCAATTTCAATCTCAATTTGGGGGGACGAATTGTCCATTGTGGCAAGATCATCCAAACCTTGTGGCGCTGCGTATAGTGACTTCTCAATAGCCATGTTTCATCCTTAATAGTACGGCTCTTTCCTGCGAAACTGCCGTGGTTCATCTTCCTCATCAGACGCCAATTGAATAAAGCCACCGCGCCTATAGCGCAGTAATGCTTGAGTCATTGAGTCCACCAAGTCATCATGTTCCCCAGATGGGAACGATGCGACCTCTTCAATTAATTCTTCTGCCCAATGCGTATTAGGCACCCAAACGTGCCCGGATGCAAACATATCCGCTACCGCGTTCAGCCTTGCTATTTTGTCATTACCTTTGCTTGGTGTGAACTCCTGCACCGGAATCCCCATTGCTCTGAGTTCAAATATCAAGGGCGAACCCGCCGCTTTTGCTTCCACAATCAACGAGTCAACTTCCCATTCTTTATATTCTTCAAATGCCCGCTGCTTTAATTCAGGAAACTCCATGCGTTTCTTGAACGCATTGAGCAAGATAATGTTTGCCCGGTTTACACCCCGGTCGTCATCTTGATAGAACACACCCCATGTCGTGCATGCGCTGTAATCGGCCCGTTCTGTCTTCAAAAACGCCGTATCCCAAGACTGAATAATAAATTCGCACGAAGGCGGGTGGTCATGCTCCCAAACTTTCCACCATTCACGCTTCACAATCGCAGAAACGTCCGATGTAGGCGACTGCATGTACTGTGCTTGCCATTTGGCGTTAGGCAACTCTTCTTTTAGAGCCTGTAACTCGTCCAACGCCCAGAATTCAGGCCATAAGGGTTTACCCGAAGGCAAAATGGCAGGAAACTCAATCACTTCCCACTCTTCACCCGACCTTTGAGCCGCAGCTTTAACCACTTGACCCGTTAAGTCCCGTTTTGACCACCGTGTCATTACTACAACAATAGAGCCACCCGGCTGAAGACGCTGGCGGGGGCCAGATGTGTACCACTCATACGTCTTATCGTAGATTTCTGGGTTAGTCTGGGCCATTGCGGCCTCTTGCTCCGAGTGCGGGTCGTCTATTATTAGTATGTCCGCACCTTTACCAGTCACAGCACCACCAATACCAATCGCAAAGTACTCACCGCCAAAGTTTGTGTTCCATCTACCCGCCGCTTTGCTGTCAGACTGCAAGTCTAGGGCCGGAAATATCCGTTTATAGTTAGCAGAGTCCACCAAGTTACGCACTTTTCGGCCAAAACCCACCGCCAACTCGGCAGTGTGGCTAGTCTGAATAACTTTTTTACCCGGATTTTTGCCAAAAAACCAAGCTGGTAGCATGTATGAGGCAAATTCTGACTTAGTATGGCGCGGCGGCATGTTAATAATGAGCCTTTTACACTCACCCCGAGCCACCCGCTCAAACGCCCGAGCCATTTTCTCATGATGCCGACCATGAATGAAGTTAGGCCACATCTCCCGCACAAACACCATAAAGTCATCGGACGCTTTTGTGCGCAAGTTGCGGGTATTTAGTTCATCCAGAATTTCTGCAATCGCTTGTTGCTCATCTTTGGGAAACTTTTTGAGCAGTTGTTGCTGCTGCTGGGAGGGAAGAGTTTGCAGTTTCTCCAACACCAACTCAAGTTTTGATTTGTCAACAACTTCAGTCATCGGTCTCATCCAACTCTTTACCAGTCATGCCTAACTCTTCGTCCAAGTCAATCACTTGGATGGCAGGTGCGCCATTAAGATACCGCTCTTCTGCTGGTTGTAACTGCTTAGCCTCTACATCAATAATGTCGTCCATATAAGAAGACAGCTTACTGGCTAACTCGGCTTGCAGTTCTTCGGTTGTTCTGTGCGTAACATTCACCTCAAGCCGTTCAGCAAACGCCCCCACGTCACTCATTTTACCCAGCATCTCTAACGCCTTTAACTGGGTGGACTCTTTATCAGAGCCTGTCAACATCAAGAGGCGCATCTTTACGTAGTTACGCACTTGCGCCGCGTTACGCACGACCTCAACGTCGTACTCGTCCAACATGGACTTCAATAAAACGGCTGCTGCTGAATTAAGTTCTTTACCCGCAGATGGGGTTTCAAAGAACTGGGCATGCGCTTCTTTTTTGTCTGCGTTTGTAATGGCAGGTAGCTGCATCCCGTTGCCTGTTAAAAACTCAACAGTATTGAACGCGGCTTGCGCTCGGGCATGCAAGTCTTTAGCCTCCTCGGCAGTTAGCGAGAAAGGCACGGGGATATCTAGTTCGGGTGTAACAAGAATCATAGGTAGCGGTTTGTAGCTCCAATTTGTGTGGAGTGTACACGTTTTTGCCGTTTTGTACAAAAAATATATAGGGGTGGGGGGT